ACTTAAAAAACAGCAGGTATCGGGTTTCTATTTGGATATACCGGTACTACCGCAACAGGGTGAAAGCAGTTCTCTGTCGCAGGAGATAAATGAGTTAAGCGGTGTTGAGCCGTCACAGATAGATTATGACTGTACTTTGCTTGAGTGTCATGTTGATTTAGACCTTGAAGGCTATGAAGACATGGGACAGGATGGTGAACCAACAGGAATAAAAATACCGTATATTGTAACGATTAGTCAGGACAACGGTGAGATACTAGCTATTCGTAGAAACTTTGCCGAAGCTGATAAACAAAAGAAAAAAATACAATATTTTGTACATTATAAATTTTTACCGGGCTTTGGCTTTTATGGTTTAGGTTTGATACATACTATTGGCGGCTTATCAAGAACAGCGACTGCCGCACTGAGACAGTTGATTGATGCAGGTACGTTATCTAATCTACCGGCAGGTTTCAAGGCCCGTGGCCTACGGATCAGGGACGATGAGGATCCTATACAGCCCGGAGAGTTTCGTGATGTAGATGCACCTGGTGGTGCCATACGGGACTCGCTTATGCCTTTACCTTTCAAGGGACCTGACTCAACATTATTTCAATTATTAGGTTTCGTTGTTGAAGCAGGACAACGATTCGCAACAATTACAGATTTAAAAGTAGGAGATGGTAACCAGCAGGCAGCCGTGGGTACAACCATAGCAATGATGGAACAGGGCTCACGGGTCATGTCAGCTGTACATAAACGCTTGCATTATGCAATGCGTATGGAATTTAAACTACTATCAAAAGTTATGGCGGATAGCTTGCCTCCAGAGTACCCTTATGCAATAGAGGGTGCCGAAGCAAGTATAAAAGCACAGGATTTTGATGATCGCGTTGACATCATTCCTGTGTCCAATCCAAACGTCTTTAGTCAGGCACAGCGTATAGCTCTTGCCCAAACACAAATGCAGTTAGCGGGTCAGGCACCTGAGATGCATAATATGTACGAAGTTTTCAGGGATATGTATGAAGCTTTGGGAGTTAGAAATATTGATAAATATTTAAAACCGCCATCTAACGAACAACCGGTGGCTAAGGACCCAGCACAGGAGAATATCGATGCAATTGATCAAACCCCCCTTGTGGCCTTTCAAGGCCAAAACCATCAAGCGCATATCATGGCACATCTGGTTTTTGGCGGTTCGCCTACTGTTGCGGCAGCGCCTCCAATCGCTGTGGCTTTACAAAAGCACATTATGGAGCACGTTAAAATCCAAGCTCGTGAGCGTGCTATGGCCGAAATCACAGAAAAAGGAGGAGCCCAAGCGCAAGAGGGGCCGTCCCAAGAAGAAATCCTGACTATGGAATCGTTGACCGCGCAATATGTTGCTGAAGGCATACAGCAGGTACAGCAAATGAGCCAGCAGTTAAGTGGAGCGGGTGCTCCTGATCCTGTTGTTGAGTTAAAACAGCAGGAATTACAGTTAAGAGCCCAGCGAGATCAAGCTGATATGCAAAGAGATCAGGCAGATCTACAGTTGCGCAACAAACAAATTGACCAATCAGGAGCTCTTTCACGCGAAAGGATACAAAGTCAGGAAAAAATGACTGATGACCGTATAGATGCGGCGAGAGAACGTGAAATTTTAAAGCAACAAGCACAACAAAGGAGTAGACAATGAGCAGAGTTCGTATTGTTACCGGAAAAGCGAAGGTAAAAATGATAAATGACGACCAAAGCTACAAAGAAAAACAGGTTTCTGTACCAAAAGGGCCTTTAAAAAAGAAAAAAGCTCTTGGAATGGGTGCCGCGAAGCGTGGTGGTGACTATTTAGGCGTGTAATGGCCAAAAAAACGCTACAAGAAGACAGTAGATACCTAAAACACGACCTTGATGGCGATGGAATCGTGACTGACGAGGAGATTGCACGCGAAGAACGTATAATTAGACTGGAAAACAATGATAAAATGCAAGATCAACAGCGTATGATCTGCTGGGTATCGTCTATTTCGTCTATTATACTGATTGTTTTGGCTATGTCACCGGTTATTCCCGATTCGCGGGTTGAAATGGTAACAGCTTTACTTTCTACCTACATTGTAGCAAACTTAGGTATAGTATCAGTGTTTATGGGTACGACAGCTTTTACGCGGTCGAGAGAAAATGGTAAATGACATGGTTATTAGTTGTATTTTTATCAGGAACTGTACAGGAGGCCGTGTATTTCAGTGATTTGGACGCGTGCCTTAGAATTGCACAGAAGATTAGAGCGCAAAACTACGACCCATCACTCGCAGGAGACAGCAAAATCTGGGTCAAGGCTTATTGCGTACCTAAATCTGTTCCTGAAAAAAATAATTAATTTAAAATAAGGAGAAAATTATGGCTGTAAAAAAATTTAGAAAACCTAAATCAGGTGGAGGTAAAGCAACTCCTAAAAACAAAGCTTTATATTCAAGAGTTAAGGCTGAAGCTAAACGTAAGTTCGATGTATATCCTAGTGCATATGCAAATGCATGGCTTGTTAAGACATACAAGAAAAGAGGCGGGACTTACGCATAATGGCTAAACCTCAAGGCGGATTGACGAAGTGGTTTAAAGAGGATTGGCGTGATGTCAAGACTGGTAAGAAGTGCGGTCGATCTGGCAAAGAGAAAAAGAAAAGACCTTATCCTGCTTGCAGACCAGCTGCGGTAGCTGGTAGAATATCCAAATCAGAAGCCCGTAAGAAAACAGGACCTGGTAAAGTTAAATGGTCTGTTACGGCTTCAGGACGTAAACGTAAGTCATTTAGAAAGACAAAGAGAGCATAATGGCACGAAAACCTGATAAACAACCACCTAGAACAAAAAAATACTATCGTTCAACTAAGTCTGGTGCGGGTATGACAGCTGCTGGTGTCGCTAAATACAGGCGTGATAATCCCGGAAGTAAGCTTAAAACAGCTGTGACAGGTAAGGTTAAAAAGGGTAGTAAGGATGCAAAACGCAGGAAATCATTCTGTGCAAGAAGCGCAGGACAAATGAAAAAGTTTCCAAAAGCAGCCAAAGATCCAAATAGTCGTTTGCGTCAAGCAAGGAGAAGATGGAAATGTTAAGTAGTATTATTGGACCAATAAGTTCATTAGCCGGAACGTGGCTACAGGGCCGTGTAGATAAAGCTAAAGCAGAAACAGAAGTAAAAGTAGCAAAAGCCAAAGCCGAAGCAAAAGTTTACGAGACAGAAGCTACATCTAGTTTTCTTAATGAGCAAGCACTTACAAATCAAATGGGCGAAAGCTGGAAGGATGAAGCGTGGTCACTTTGGTTTATAGCGGTCCTAACGGCGTGTTTTCTGCCTTGGACACAGGAATATGTTAAGGAAGGCTTTATATTTTTAGATCAACACACACCTGATTGGTTCCATCACATGCTTTATATTGTAATAGGGAGCTCATTTGGGTATCGGTTTGGTAAACAAGGTTTACAATTATTTAGTAAGAAAGGTAAGTAATGGCTGTTAGAAAAATTAAAAAAGTAATTAAAGGTTTAAAAAAAGCATCTAAGACACATGCTGCACAGGCAAAAACATTAAAAAGTATAATAGGTAATGGTAAAAAAAAGAGATCCAAAAACAGGTACGGGTAAAAAACCAAAAGGGTCTGGTAGACGACTTTACACAGACGAAAATCCAAAAGATACAGTTAGTATTAAATTTGCAACACCTGCTGATGCTAGAGCTACGGTAGCTAAGGTAAAACGTATTAATAAACCTTTTGCAAGAAAGATACAGATACTGACAGTTGGCGAACAACGTGCAAAAGTTATGGGTAAAAACCAAGTTGTTAGTATTTTTAAAAAAGGCAAAGAAGCTTTAAGAAGGAAGACATGAGCGAAACATATCATTTTTTAGAACATGTAAATAAAATAATTAAAGATAGACGTTCACACGTTCTTGACATTTTATCAAGTGATGGTGTAAAGAACATGGAACACTACAAAGAACTAATGGGAAACCTTAGTTCATTAGACTATATTGAACAGGAACTCAAGAGCCTGCTAAATAAACAGGAGCGAATGGATGACTAAATCTTCAGCAGTTGATATAAAACCTGCATATATAAATCAAAATGATCTTGTACTAGATCCAAAACTTTTAAACAAATCTTTACTTGAACGTATGCCTAAACCAACTGGTTGGCGTTTACTTGTTTTACCTTACAAAGGTAAGGGTAAAACTGAGGGTGGTGTTTTATTGCCTGACAAAGTTATAGAAGAAAACCAAGTATCTACACAGGTGGGGTATGTTTTAAAGATGGGACCTTTAGCTTATAAAGACAAAACTAAGTTTGAAACAGGACCTTGGTGTCAGGAAAAAGACTGGGTAATTTTTGCACGTTATTCTGGCTCTCGTTTTAAAATAGACGGTGGTGAAGTAAAAATTTTAAATGACGATGAGATACTCGCAACAATCTTAAACCCTGAAGACATATTACATTGAGGATCAAATGGCAGAGCAAAAACAAGCAGAACTAGATTTAGAAGTAGAACCAAGACAAGAAAGTGTAGAGATAGAAGTTGATGAAAAAGGCAACGCGCAAGAAGCCACCTCTGATGTTGAGGTTGAGCAAGTTAATGAACAAGAGCAGACAGTCTCCGAATCGAAGAAACGCATTGATCGTCTTACTAAAAAGATGCGTGAAGCAGAAAGGCGTGAACAGGCTGCTATCGATTATGCAAAGAAAATAAAAGCAGAAGCAGATAGTCTTAAAGGCCGTTTAAAGACGCTAGACCAAGGGTATGTTACTGAGTACTCTCAAAGGGTTGATAGTGAATTACAAGCCGCTGAGGCGTCTCTAAGGCAGGCTATGAACTCTGGAGACACTGATGCTACAATAGAAGCACAGAAAAAATTATCAGAATTATCTGTTGCTAAAGAACGCGTACGTTTGGCAAAGGCACAACAGCCAGAAGAAGAAAAAGGTAAAGAGGTTGCTCAACAAACGCAACAACCGGCACCTACTCAGCCACAACCGCCACAGCAACGACCTGATCCAAAAGCAGAGGATTGGGCCAAAAACAATGAATGGTTTGGTCAAGACGAGGCCATGACATACGCAGCTTTTGGTATTCATAAGAAATTAATTGAAGAAGAAGGGTTTGACCCAAGAACAGATGAGTACTATACTGAATTAGACAAGCGAATGGAGACAGAATTTCCTCATAAGCTTGGCACTAACGGAAACGGAAGCAGAAGACCCGCCCAAAATGTGGCTTCCGTTACAAGAACCGCTAAAGGAACTGGGCGCAAAAGAAGAGTCAAGTTATCCTCCAGTCAGGTTGCAATGGCAAATAAACTGGGAGTTCCACTTGAAGAATATGCAAAATACGTTAAGGAGTAAAATAAATGTCAGAAACAATTACAGAAATAGATGTGAACGGCGTAGATCGAACTCCTCGCGCTAATAAGACTAGAAACAAGCAAACGCGGCGTAAGCCTTGGGCACCGCCGTCAATACTAGAAGCACCGCCTGCGCCAGATGGTTATCGGCATAGATGGATACGAGCGGAAGTTCGTGGCTTTGACGATACGAAGAATATTTCTTCTAGACTGCGTGAAGGTTATGAATTAGTTCGTAAAGATGAATATCCGGAGTTTGAAGCTCCAGTTATTGAATCAGGCAAATATACAGGTGTTTTTGGACAAGGTGGTCTAGTCCTTGCAAGAATACCGGAAGAGACTGTTCAGGAGAGAAATGAGTATTTTCGTGAGAAAACTCAAGATCAAATGGATGCGGTGGATTCTGATATGATGCGAGAAAATTCTCATTCAACCATGACGATTAGTAAACCTGATCGTCAATCAAGAGTAACCTTTGGTGGTCCAAAAAAATGATCACCTGCTATTTAATAAGGAGACAATAAAAAATGGCAAACACTTTAACTGGTGGCTATGGTCTTCGTCCAATTGGTTTAACTGGTAGTGATGTTACATCAACAGGCACAACCAAGTATGAGATTGCATCAAACTATACAACAGCTATATACAACGGTGGTATTGTTATACCACACTCTAGTGGCACGATTAAAATATCGGATCAGGCAGTAGCACCATTAGGCGTTTTAGCTGGGGTAGAGTATGTGGACTCAACAACTAAGAAGACTACTTTCTTGAACTATTGGCCCGGTTCAAACAGCGTTAGCGTTGACACGAATTTCCCTGTCAAAGCTTTCGTATTCGATAACCCAATGCAACTTTATACTGTTGTTGCAGACGGTACTAACACCGATAGAGCCACAGCTTTAGCAGATACTTTTGCTAACTGTGATATGGCGAGTGTTAACAGTGGTAGTACAAACACAGGTAAATCAAGCGATATGCTTGATATTAGTTCAGCTAATACAACAGCTGACCTTGATGTGCGTATTGTTGGCATTTATGATGATCCAGCTAACGAAGATTTTTCTGCTGTCGGACATCAATATATTGTTCGCCTAAATGCTCATTTTAATTCAGGCTTTGCTGCTGCTGTAGGCACCGCCGCAAATACCGGAATATAGGAGGTAAATTATGGCAATATCTAGAGCACAACTGGCTAAAGAATTAGAGCCGGGATTAAACGCGCTATTCGGACTTGAGTATGATCGATATGAAAACGAACATTCTGAGATTTTTGATGAAGAAACTTCAGATAGAGCGTTTGAAGAAGAGGTCATGCTTGCAGGCTTTACTACAGCTCCTGTGAAAGAAGAAGGTTCAGCGATTACCTTTGACTCAGCACAAGAGACGTATACAGCTCGTTATACAATGGAAACCATTGCATTAGCTTTCTCAATTACTGAAGAAGCTATTGAAGATAATTTGTATGACAGGTTGGCGTCACGCTACACTAAAGCATTGGCTAGATCGATGGCACAAACAAAGCAAATTAAAGCGGCAGCTATTTTAAATAACGCTTTTAGCACATCTTCACCAATTGGTGACGGTGCGGCTTTATGTTCTTCTGCACATCCATCATTAACAGGTAATCAAAGAAATCAGTTAAGCACTCCTGCGGATCTTAACGAAACTTCTCTTGAGCAAATGCTTATTGATATATCTGGGATTACAGATGAGCGTGGTTTAAAAGTTGCGATTAGAGGAACAAAATTAATTATTCCAAAAGAATTACAATTTATTGCGGAAAGATTAATGGCGACAAACCTTAGAACTGCAACAGCTGATAATGATATTAACGCATTAAGAAGTATGGGTATGCTTCCACAAGGTGCTGTCGTAAATCACTTTTTGACAGACACTGATGCGTTCTTTATTAGAACTGATGCACCAAATGGTTTTAAATTGTTTAATAGAAGCCCTATTAAAACAGCTATGGAAGGCGATTTTGATACAGGCAATATGAGATTTAAAGCGAGAGAAAGATATTCTTTTGGCGTATCTGATTGGCGTTGTGTATTTGGCACAGCGGGTGCTTAAATAAAAAAGTTTAACAAGTGTAAAAGGGCGGCTTGCAGGTCGCCCTTTTTTATTATATA